ACCGGATGGCCGCGCGCCCCCCCTGGTGCCGTACACTCTCACGCGCCCCTCCCTGGTACTCTCCTCGCACGCGCTTCCCCATTGGTGTTTGTAAAACACGCTCCTTTTGTGTACCGCCCTTTAATTCAAATTAAAGGAAAAAGCTTCTGTCGCGCGAATTGTTTTACAATTTGAATTGTTGTCGCGCGACGATTGACTCTGACACATCGTACCCGATGATGGACGTGGCTAAATGAGGACCATGCTGCTGAGTCTATTTGCGATTATTGTTTAATCTATTACCTATATATTGGACTCGAAAGTTACATGTGTTTCATCAGACTCAGCAGTGTACGACGTATATATTGTTATTTACTAATTGTTTTGTTTATACATTATTATCATCGGATAATGTATCCTTTGAGGAACAGACGTGGATCCTACTTTACTCCACGTCGTTTTTATCGACGTAACACTGTTTTTAGGCGTCCAATTCCTTCCAGGAGACATGATGGGAAACGCCAACCTGTTAATTCCAGCAAGCCCAGTGATGAGCCCAAGATATCAGCCCAGCGGATACATGAGAATCAGTATGGGCCAGATTTTGTAATGGCCCATAATACAGCCATCTCGACCTTCATCAGTTATCCATGCTTGGGCAAGTCCGAACCCAACCGAAGCAGGTCCTACATCAAGTTGAAGCAGCTACGTTTCAAGGGAACCGTGAAGATTGAACGTGTTCAATCGGATCTGAACATGGACGGTTGTACCCCTAAAGTCGAAGGAGTCTTCTCCCTTGTCATTGTTGTGGATCGGAAACCCCACTTGGGTCCTTCTGGGTGTCTTCATACATTTGACGAGCTGTTCGGTGCTAGGATACACAGTCATGGTAACCTCAGCGTAACCCCTTCCTTGAAAGACCGTTACTACATTCGACACGTTTGCAAACGTGTACTGTCGGTGGAGAAAGACACGCTGATGGTAGACGTGGAAGGATCTATCTCCCTATCTAACAGGCGGTTCAACTGCTGGTCCACGTTTAAGGATCTTGATCGCGATTCATGCAAGGGTGTTTATGACAACATAAGCAAGAACGCCCTCTTAGTCTATTATTGTTGGATGTCCGATACCATGTCTAAGGCATCGACTTTTGTATCTTTTGATCTGGACTATGTTGGATGATCAATGAAATAAACATCTTTATTAGCCAAAGCTGATTATCTAATTTTGAAAGGAAAGTTAACATTTATTTTAACGACTTGGCTTGAGAAGCCTGACAATTATTATTAATACACTCTTGGACAGTTGTCCTGACTAGCTCATTCAACTGTCCCATTGACATTGTTATGTTGGATTCCGCTCTCTGGGCCCCCACGATCGAAGCAGACTCTCCTGGGTCTAGGACGCTGGTCCCCAGCCTATTCAGATGTCTGTATGGATGGAGTTCGTTCTCCACCTCTGAGTCCGCATCTGAGTGGCCCGTTCCTATTGTACTCCTGGAAGCCCATGATTCTCCAGGCCTTATCTCGATTGGGCCTCTCAGCCCAACCCTGGACATGGACGCGCATCTGATGGGCTTCCTTTCCCATTTCCCATAGTCGACGTGGGAGAAGTCCACATCCTTATCGGTGAACTGTTTGGACAGGATCTTGACTGTCGGTGCCCGGAATGGGATATCGACCGAGTGTTTCGCCGTCGATAGCTTCAGCTTCCCTTTGAACTTGGCGAAATGGGTCCTCTGATGAACATTCGTATCGCACACCCTGTAATAGAGCTTCCATGGAATTGGGTCCTTGAGCGAGAAGAATGAAGCCGAGAAATAGTGGAGATCTATGTTACATCTGATCGGAAATGTCCACGACGCTTGTAATGATTCGTTGTCAGTCATCCTCTTGTCGTGGATCTCCACAATTACCGACCCGGTGGCATTAATCGGCACTTGCTGTCTGTATTCTATGACGCAATGGTCTATCTTCATGCAGCTACGACTGAGTCTAGCTGTCAATTGCGACGCCGTCGAAGGAAATTGCAGTATTATCTCAGTTAGGTCATGGGAAAGCTGATACTCGTCCCGGTGAGACTCTATGTAGTTAAAGGCACTCGGAGGATTTACTAACTGAGAATCCATATGAATAAGATAGGCCGCGCAGCGGAATCGATTGCTGAAGTTGAATCGATGAAGAAGATGAATCAGGTGATGAAGAAGGTTAACAGAGATATATATTTTCTTTGCTTAAAAGAGTCCTAAGTATGTGACTATTGCGTTGGATAAGATGGAAGAAGGGGAAATTATTCAAGAATTATTGTGTTTTTGAGAAAGAAAAGAGAGTTGATGATGAATTTGAGATAGATATGAAAATGAAAGAGGGTGTATAGAAACCCAGGACTTCTGGGTTATGGGTATTTAAATAGGAAAAGTGTTTTTCGAGTTGAGAGAGGATTCATCTGTTAAGCGGTGGCGTTTTTGTAAATATGGGATGTTCCCCCGATTGGTCTGGCTTCAAAAACTCTATGCAATCGGGGGAACTGGGGGTACTTAAATATAAGAAGCCTCAATAGAACTTTCAATCTCGTTCACACACGTGGCGGCCATCCGTTATAATATT